GAGGGCACGTGGGGACAAGGCTTTTGGGGCCAACAAAGTTCGGTCACAGTATCTCTTACTGGGTTATCGACAACAGCCGCTTTAGGCACAGAAACTGTTGAAGCGGATTCTTTAGTCACTTTAGATTCACTTCAATCAACTTTTACCTTAGGCACAGCAACAGCAGAACAAGAGTCTGTCTTCTCTCTAACTGGTGTTACATCTCAATTTAATTTAGGCAGTGTAAGTATTGAAGAAGGAGCAGGAGTCACTCTTGGTAGTTTATCTACATCATTTGGTGTAGGAACTGAGTCTGCATCAGGAACAGTAGATGCAGGTTGGGGAAGAAACACATGGGGTTCTTTTGCTTGGAATGAGAACATAACACAAGAGGTTAGCGTCACGGGAGTGACTATGACCACAACACTTGGCACTACAACTCAAGAAGTTGGAACTGGTGTCATAGTATCTGTGACTGGTCTTGATATGACAGGTGCATTAGGCACCACATCACAAATAGGAACAGCAGTAGAAACTCTTGATAGTCTCTCAGTCGGAGTTGCTCTTTCAGGAGCAACAGTTTCAGGTGAAGGTAGTGTAGCAATCATAGCGCCTTCAGATCAATTAGATTTTGCAATAGGAACACCTGTTATAGATATCTTTACACAGGTAGATCCGACAGCGGTTACTATGACTACCACTTTGGGTAGTCCTACTGTAGAAGCAGATGCTTTAGTTACTCTTGGTAGTTTAACATCTTCATTCGCTTTAGGAACCGAAACTGTTGAGGTAGGAACTGGCATAACTGTAAGCGTTTCGACTGTTGCGATGAGTTTTGCACAGGGCACACCTGATCCGCAAGCGGGAGCGCTTGTAAATGTTACAGGTCTTGACATGACTTTATCATTAGGTACACCATTGTGTACTCCTTGGGCCAATGTCGTAACGGGTGCAAGTAATACTTGGGCAGAGGTAAGCGCAGCATAAAAAGTGTTGCTTGAATAACAAAAAAAGATATATTTTAGTGAGGTAAAAACATGGCAAGTACATACTCAAGTAATTTTAAGCTAGAAAAAATGGCCACTGGCGCAAACGCCAATACATGGGGTACTAATACTAATAATAATTTAGACGTATTAGACGCCTTTGGTGCTGGTTATTTATCAAAATCAGTTGCAGGTTCTGCAAACATAACATTAACTACAGCGAACGCAGATCCAGCTGCCGAGGCATCAAATAGAGTTATTGAACTTACAGGAGCTTTAACTGGTGCTATTTCAGTATTTATACCTGCCACAGAGAGTCATTATACTTTTTTCAATAATACAACAGGCTCTCATGATTTAAAAATTTCAGCTACAGGTCACGATGCTAATGGTGTTGTGATTACTCAAGGTGCGAAAACATCTGTCTACTGTGATGGTGCATCAAACTACAATGTAGAGATTTCTGGTTCAACAGATGCTGCAACAGGAATTGAAACTGGCACAGTTGCTAGCGCAAGAGTTTCGGGTGCCTATACAGGCATTACAGGTTTAGGAACATTAACCACAGATTTAACAACAACAGCGGATATTAATTTAGGTGATAGCGATGTGATTAATCTTGGTGCTGGTGACGATTTACAAATATCGCATGACGGAGCTAACTCAACAATTAAAAATCTTACTGGTGGACTTTTTATACTAGGAAATAACTCTGTTCAAATCAAAGACGAAGGCAATACAAAAACATTTGCAAAGTTTGTTGAAGATGACAACTGTGAGCTATATTACAACAATTCAAAAAAATTAGAAACCACTACTAATGGAATACAACTTTCAAATGGTGGTCTTGGTGTCGGAACTGATGCTGGTGCTACAGACGGTCAAATCAGAGCGACTGATGACATCACTGCTTTTTATTCTTCAGACGTAGCTCTTAAAGAAAATATTCACAACATATCTTCACCTATGGATAAGGTACAACAATTGAACGGTGTTCTTTTTGATTGGAAAGAAGACTACATCAAAAACAATGGTGGAGAAGATGGTTATTTTGTTCGTAAAACAGATGTAGGTGTCATAGCTCAAGATGTTGAAAAAGTTTTACCAGAGGTCGTAGGCACAAGACCTAACGGAGTTAAAGCCGTGAAATACGATCGTCTATGTGCTCTACTAATCGAATGCGTAAAGGATTTACAACTACAAGTTAATGACCTCAAGAAGGGAGAATAAAGTATGACTACACCTTCAGGTCAAATTAGCCTATCACAGGTTAACGAAGAATTAGATATTTCACCTACTTCTACTCAAATTAATATGGGAGCAGCTCCCGTTCGAGCACTCGCTGAGGTGCCTTCAGGTGCGATTGCCATGTCAAATCTACAAGGAAAATCAAATGCACAATTTGTTGTTGCTACTGGTGGTACTATAACCACTTCAGGAGATTTTAAAATTCACACTTTTGATTCATCAGGAACTTTCACAGTTACTCAAGCTGGTAATGCTGCAGGATCAAACTCTGTTGATTATTTAGTTATCGCTGGAGGCGGCGGTGGTGGTCAAGGGGGTTCTTTTTTTAGAGGGTCACGTGAACCAGTTTTTCACGGTGGTGCAGGTGCAGGTGGTGCAGGAGGATATCGTGAAGATTTTCCTAATCCTGCAACAGGCGGTTTGCCTGTTTCTGCTCAAGGCTATCCAATCACAGTTGGTGGTGGTGGAAGTGCCGTAAGTGGTGGACCAAACGAACATCCTGTAAGAAGAGGTGGTGATGGTTCCAATTCAGTTTTTTCTAGTATTACATCCACAGGCGGTGGTGGCGGTGGAGGGTCCTTTAGTGGCGCTCAACCAACATCTAACTGTCCAGGTAATCCAGGTGGATCTGGTGGTGGAGGTGGAGTTAAGTTAAACTCTCCTGATGCTTCTCCAGGTGGATCTGGTAATTCTCCTCCTGTAAGTCCTCCTCAAGGTAATGATGGTGGAACATGTCCCGTAGGTGGTAGCTCTCGAGGAGGTGGTGGCGGCGGTGCCGGTGGCTCAGGCGGTGCCGGAGCTTCAGCTCCAGGTGTTGGCGGTTCAAGTGGTGCTGCTTCATCATCTAGTATAGATGGATCTTCAACAGCAAGATCTGGCGGTGGTTCAGGTGGAAGTCACAGTGCAGCTGGAGTGACTCCTGCTGGTCCGGGTGGTGGTGGCACAGGTGGCGGTGGTTCTACTAACGCAACATCAGGTACAGCTAATACTGGTGGCGGCGGCGGTGGAGGAGGTTCAGATCCTACACAACAATCAAGTGGCGCAGGCGGTTCAGGTAAAGTAATAATAAGGTATAAATTTCAATAGGTAACACATGGCTCATTTTGCAAAATTATCAGAAGAAAACGATGTTCTAGGAGTAGAAGTAGTTGCAGATGCTAATACAACCAATGATCAAAACGTAGAAGATGAAGCAACAGGAGTTGCTTTTTTAACTAATATTCACGGTTGGTCTTTATGGAAAAAATGTTCTTACAACACGAGACAAGGCAAACATTGGCAAGCAGATGGCACAGAGTCTTCAGATCAGTCCAAGGCATTACGAAAAAACTATCCAGCGGTAGGTTGGAAATATGATGTCAGTGGAGATGGTTTTTATAATCCAGATAAGCCATACGACTCTTGGGTTTTAGATTCAACGACTTTTGAATATACAGCACCTGTTCCTTATCCAACAATAACTCATTATGATGACGGTGCTGAGCTATACATAATTACATGGGACGAAAGTAATGTAAGATGGACAGCAGTTGACACAGAAGATCCTCAAGGTAGTTTTAATTGGGATGCAACAAACTTAAATTGGGTAGCCGTTTAATTTAAATGTTTAATAAAGTCTCTTTAACAGAGCAAAATATTATTACCGCAAAGGTATCTAAAGTAGTGCCAGTTAACTACGATAAAATTAATCTTATTTCTTTAGAAAATTACTACTATAAAAATTTTCAAAATACTTCAGAGTGGAGTTATCTAAAAGACTATATTAATATTGATGATGACAAAAACGTAACATGGATTGGAGATTTTATTCGTGATCATTATAGACTTAAATTTAAAAGAATACCTGTTTTAACTAACAAAGCAGCAATTGTAATACCTCAAGGTCATCAGATTAATTATCATCATCATATAGATGAGTATGATTTAGAAAATAACTCCTCTGACATATCTGTTATTGTAACATGTAAGACAGGTGAAAAACCAAGCTTTATTAATTTTGAATACGAGCAGGGTAGAAAAAGACACATGAAATATAAACAAGAACTTAAAGAAAAAGAGATTGTTATATTTAATTCAGAATTAAGACATGCTTTTACTAAAAACCTTAATCACGAACCTACTATTCTTTTATCTTTTAAGTTTCAATTAATTTGATATATTTATTAAAATTTAAGAAATGAATTTAGAGAATTATTTTTACGTGGTTTCACAAGGATTGCCTTCTAGGCTTTGTGATGATTTAATAAACTATGGCGAACAAAAAACTCAAGAAATAGCTAAAACAGGAGATTCAAGTCCTGATCCAAAAAGCGATCAAGATTTTGCTGAATTATATAAAACAAGAAATTCTTCAATTTGTTGGTTGAATGAACCTTGGATTTATAATGCTATCATTCCTTTTGTAAATCAAGCTAATGAACAAGCTGGATGGAACTTTCATTGGGAAAGATCAGAGGCTTGTCAATGGACAAAATATGGTGCAACTCAACATTATACTTGGCACGTAGATCAATTTAAAAAACCTATTAACAGGCCAGGTGATCCCTTTCATGGTTTAATTAGAAAGTTATCTGTAACAGTATCCTTAGCTGAAGGTGATACATATGAAGGCGGTGACTTAGAGTTTGATTTAAGAAATAATGGCGATAGCACACCAAATGTAATCAAATCATTAGACGCTAGAAAAAAAGGATCTATTATTGTTTTCCCCTCTTTTATTTATCATCGTGTTGCTCCTGTCGTAAAGGGTACACGTTATTCATTAGTAATTTGGAATTGTGGTAAACCATTTGTTTAAAGGAGAATTATGAAAAAACAAAAAGAAAAAAAACAAGAAAATGTATTTCAAAAAAATAATTACGATGTAGTTAGAAACGTAATCACTCCTGAAGAGTGTTCTTTCATTTATCAGTATTTTCAAAATAAAAGAGCTGTTGCACAAACCTTGATAGAGTCAAAGTTTTTATCTCCTTTTGATGAAACATGGGGATCATGGAGAGATGCACAAATACCTAATACCTATTCTCATTATGCAGATGTGGCCATGGAAACTTTAATGTCTAGGACATTACCATTAATGAAAAAAGCAACAGGTTTAGACTTAATTCCCTGTTATACATACGCAAGAATTTATAAGTATGGGGATGAGTTACACAGGCATAAAGACAGACCTTCTTGTGAAATATCAGCAACAATGAATTTAGGAGGAGATCACTGGCCTATAAAGTTAGAACCTTCAGGAAAAACAGGT